GGACAATGCGAACATAATATTAATGGATATTGTACTAATGGTTGTTTTTACAATCGTTGTATTAGTTCGTGTGTCTATAAATAAGTTAAACAATAAATAAAATGGGAAAGCAAAAATCTAAAAAACATGAAGAGCCTGTAATGAAAAAGAAAATGCAGGTAGTAACAAAAAAGGAAGATAAAAGGTCTTTCAAGAGTATGTTTGATAAGACAAACTTTCTTAAAGAACAGATTAAAGCAAGAGAGATGATTAAGAATCTTTAATGTGTAATGCCCCCATAGCTCAACGGAAGAGCAAGATTCTTCTAAAATCAAGATGGCGGTCCAATTCCACCTGGGGGTACAAGTTAAACAAAACAATATGAAAGATAATAGAATTAAATTTGACAATGAAGCTGTCAGTCTTTTAAAGACTGGTGTGGATAAATTGGCTAATGCAGTTAAATCAACACTTGGACCTTCTGGAAAGAATGTTATCATTATTAAGGAAGATGGCACTCCATCTATTACAAAGGATGGTGTTTCTGTTGCTAAAGCAATTAATCTTGAAGATAAGTTTGAAAATGCTGGCGCACAGATAGTTAAAGAAGTTGCTGAAAAAACATTGAAGAATATTGGTGATAATACAACAACAGCAACTGTTTTAGCTCAATCTTTTATTAATAATGGATTAAAGAAGATTAACAAATTTTCTTTGATTAGAAGGTCAAATGGAAGTAAGGCTTTGGATATGAAAAAAGGCATTGATTTGGCTGTTGGCAAAGTTGTTGAATGTCTTAAAGCTCAATCAAAAACAATTACAAAGGATTCTCCAGAGCTACTTAATGTAGCAAAAATATCTGCAAACAATGATACTAAAGTTGCAGAAATGGTTGTTGAAGCATTTAAGCATACTGGAAATGATGGAATAATTCTTCTTGAAACAATAGATGATGTTGAAACAGAAGTTGAGTATGTAGATGGAGTGCAATATGACAGAGGTTTTTTAAAAGAGTTTTTTGTCAATGATACAGAGAAAAGAATATGCAGACTTGAGAATCCGTATATTCTTTTTTATTTTGGAAGGATGGCTGATACAGAAATCTTATCACAAGCATTCAGTTTTGCATTTCAACAAAGCAGACCATTGGTTGTCATAGCAAAGGATGTTTATGGCAATGCCATATATAATATGGAATACAACAAACAACAATGTCTTGCTATTCAGGCAGATGGAACAGCTGGATATAAGAGAAAATATATGGAGGATTTAGCTGTTGTTACTGGTGGTGGTGTGTTTGATGAAAGAGATATATTTGATGTAAAAAAGCTTGGTCAATGTGATACTGTTATTGCTGATGAGTTTAAGACAATATTTATTGGAGGGAGGGGTAATGAAGAAGAAATTGAAAAACAGGCTCAGTTAGTAAGAAAGCAAGCAGAAGATACAAAAGATGAGTATATCAAACAGATTATCAAGAAAAGGCTTGCAAGAATAAAAGGTGGAGTTGCCACTATTAAGATTGGTGGTTATACTGAGATTGAGAAGAAAGAAAAATATGACAGATTTGATGATAGTGTTTGTGCTACAAGGGCTGCCTTGAAAGATGGTGTTGTGGTGGGCGGCGGAATGGCTTACATTAAGTGCATTGATAAGTTGAAAGAGTTAAAGCGTTATTTTCCTTCATCTTACAAAGATGCATTTAATGTAACCATTTCTGCCATTCAAGAGCCATTTAAACAGATTGTAAGAAACTGTGGTAAAAATCCAGACAAGATTCTCAATGAAGTTTTGAAGTATGAAGGTGATTATGTTGGATATAATGGATTGACAGATTCAATAGAAAACCTTACTAGTGAAGGAATTATAGATGCTACTGGAGCTGTGATTAATGCTATTGAGAATGCAGCTTCAATTGCTGGATTATTTTTAACAACTGAATGTATAGTTAACAATGAGCAAGGTTCACTTATATAATGATGAGGACACTACATATTATTGTTCTCAGTGTAAATCATTGGCAATAGACAAGGTTGTAGTGCGTAATCCAATAACAAAAACTGATGATGTTATTTGGAAATGTAATAAATGTGGATGCACAAATATTAAATCTGTAAGCAAATTTGAAGATTATCTTAAAATTTGTGATGAAGAGAATATAAATTATATTAAAAAGAAAGAACATAAATTTAACTTTTAAAATTTTAAACAATGGCTAAAAAAGATGCAAAAGTTGTGGAAATGCCACAAAAGGAACAGGCTAACAATCAGCCTACTTATGAACAACTTATTCAAGTTGCTAATCAGTTGTCACAGCAGAACAAACTATTGAAAGATAGAAATATTGTTCTTGAGAGTGAGCTTGGTAAATTTGCTAATAACTATCAGAGAATTGTATTCTTGCAGGAAACACTCAAATTGTATTCTGAAAGTCAAGTTGAGTGGAAGGGTTTGTTTGGAAGAACTAAGTTTGTTGAGACTCTTGGTTTTGATGATGATGTAATCAAAGGTTACATTGAAGAGCTTGTTGAGCTTTTAAAAGAGAACAAAGAAATTCCTGCAAGGGCTAAAGAAGTGTTAACCCCTAAAAAGGAAGATGATGGAAACTCAGGGCAAACAAAAGAGTAATAATTATGATAAAGTCCTCACTGTGAGTTGTAACACGGTGTTGGACTTTTTCAATATATGGTTGAAGCTTATTCCAACTTTAAAGTTGAGAGATAAGGAGCTTGAAGTTGCTTCTACAATGCTTGATTATTGGTATAAGCTTTCAAAGAAATATGTTGATAAAAAAGATTTGATTGTTATATTCAACTCTAATCAGATAAGGGATGAGATTGCTGACAAATGTGGCATAAATCAAAGGAATTTTAATGTCAATTTGACAAACTTGAAAAAAGCTGGTTTTTGCTATGATGTTGACAGCAAACAAAAAAGTACTGTTATTAATGCAAGGTATATTCCTGATTTTGATGAAAATAACAAGAGTTTTTGTTTCATTTTGAATTTTAAAATAAATGAGATATTGTGAATTTGCAGAAGATGTTTCAAACATGACTGGAGTTTCAAAAGATATTTGTTCTCAAATTTGGGTACAAACTATTGCTGTCTTAAAAAAAGATTTTACTTCTGTAGAAAAGCCAGCAAGCAATAATCCAAAAGAGCTTTATTATTTCTTTAGAGATAAAAGACTTGGATTGAGATTTGGACCTCTAAGATTATGTATGAACACTTATGCTATTTTGAGAAAACTTAGACTTTTTAAACGTAAAAACAAAGAGATATGTTAAACATTAAAGATGTAAAATCAATTAGACTTAGAGCTAATCAGTTGTTGATTACTATGAACAGATATGAGAAGGATTTTAAGACAAAATCTGGATATATCAAATTTCCCAAAGGAATGATGAAAAATTATCAAGAAGTTGTATGCATCAGTCCTATGGTTGAAAGAAGTGGAGATGTAAAAGTTGGTGATACTATTATGCTCAATCCAAATGGTTATGCAAGAGTATATCATGAGTGGCAGGAAGAGGAGATGAAAAAAGCTCACAAAGATATTAATGATGTTGAAACAAATATTGAAGCAGCTAAAGACAAAATGGCTATGCTTTATAGTTTTGATGAAGTTAAAGTTAATGGTAAGACATACGCTGTCATTTATGACAATGATATAAAGTATATAATTGATAATCCAGAGGAATTTGAGTATGCACCTGATTGAGATTATAGATTATAAAGTTGAGCCTTCTGAAGAGCTGTTTCTTATAAAAGGATTTAGGGATTTATATAATTCTGACAAATCCGAAGGCAAAGAGCAGTTTCTTCAGATGCTCTCTTATGTTTATTATATGGCTGACCCACGTTCTTCATTGTCTTATATTACTGATGAAGAAGAAAGAAGGGCTTATATTCTTGAACAAGAAGGTATTAAAAAACTTGATATGAAGCTTGCTAACAAGCTTATTGAAGAATACAAAAAGCATGTTGTGACATCTTCTTATTTGCTCTTGCAAGACACAAAGCTTGCTGTAGATAAAGTAAGGGAGTTTTTAAGAATGGTTAATCTTGATGAAAGAGATGATAGAACTGGTAAGCCTATTTATACAATCAATTCAATAACAACAGCTATTAAACAATGTTCTGAGTTGACAAAAACATTATCTGAACTTGAAAAAACAATTACTAAAGAGATTGATGAAAGAGCTGATGTTAGAGGTGGAGAAGAAGCCATGAACTTATTTGAGGATAACGATGACTGATATAATTGAAGTTAATGATTATAACACCAAAGTTACAAGTGAACTTATTAGTGGGTTGAAGAAAGAGGTGGCAGATACTTTATTAGAGTATCTGTCATCTGTTCCTTATTTAAAGACCTTTATTTCAAAAAATAGAAAGAGAGCTTGTGACCTACCAAGAGATGAAAAAGGAAAGATAATAATCAATATTGAAGAGCCACACATTCTTGAAGATATGGATTATTTCAGGCCTTCTGCTTTGCACTTTGAGAAAACAGGAAGATACACTGACTATAGACCTTCAAAAAATCCTAACTCTCCTTTTTATAAATGGATTTCCGAAGAAAGAAGAAGATGTTATGAAGGTTATGTAAGAGAGAGTGATGGAGAGTGGATAACTGGAGATTACTATTTCTTCTTGAATTATTGTCCTATGCTTATGGATATAGAAGATGAAGATTTGGGAATACGTGTTAGACAAAAAAGATTTCCAAGTGTAATGGATGGTCAATATTATCTTTTCCATTATATGTGGAAAGCAAGAACAAACAATCTTATGTCTTGTTGTTTGGCTAGTAGGTCGAAGGGAAAAACTGCCACTTCAGCAGCAATGCTTGCAAGAAGATTAATTTTAGGTGAAGCTGATAAGGCAAGAAATAATGTAACATCAACAGTTATTGCATCTTCAGAAGATTATCTTAGTGGTGATGATGTTATATTTGATAAATTTCAAATATATCTTGACCATGTTGCAGAAACAACACAATGGCCTTCAAAAAGATTAAAGACAACAGAAGGTGGATTAGTGTGGCAGATGGGTTATAAACTAAATGATGGAAAGAATACAAGAAAAGGTTCATTAAACAAGGTTACTGGAACTTCAATCAATACAAAGAAATCTAAAAAGCGTGGTGGTCGTGTATCTTTGTTTATTATTGAGGAGATGGGTAGCTTTGCCAACCTTAAATCATTATACACAACACTATTACCTTCAGTAAGAAGCGCAAAGGGTTCTTATGGACTTATTCACATGATTGGAACAAGTGGTGATAGTGATTCAGATTTTGAGGGTGCAAGAGAATTATTCTGTAATCCTATTGGTCACTTTATCTTGAACAATAGGAATGTGTGGGATATGCCATTACAAGGAACAAAAGATATAGCTTTCTTTTATCCTGCATATATCAATCTTGCTGGATATACAGACAAAAATGGAAACTCTGATGTTGTTGGAGCATTAATACATTTATTAAAAGAAAGGTATATAGTCAAATATAATACTGGAGACCCTGATGCCCTTTTAAGACATTGTGCAGAAAATCCAATCTTTCCAGAAGAGTCAATGTTGAGAACAACAAGAAATGTTTTCCCAACACTTGAATTAAATGAAAGAATTAAACAACTTGAGAATGATGACACAGCTTTTGATGAAGTTGAGGTTGGAGAGTTGTTTATGAATGGAAATGGTAATGTTGAATTTAAACATACAAAGGAGCTTCCTATAAGATTTTTCCCACATAGCGATAATAAGATTAGAGGTGCTGTTGAGATATTTGAAAGACCTATAAAGGATAAGGAAACTGGTGAGATTACTCCTGGTAGATATATAATTGGTAATGACCCAGTTGACAAAGATTCAGCAGAAACCGTTTCTCTTTCTTCTACATTTGTTTTTGACTTATATAAAGATTGTATAGTTGCAGAATATACTGGCAGAAGGGATTATGCAGAAGAAGGATATGAGATAACAAGAATGCTTTGCAGATATTATAATGCACAATGTTATTTTGAGAATAACCTATTAGGATTCTTCAACTATATGAAAGAAAAAGGTGATTTGAAATATGTAGCAAAAACACCTTCAACTATTAAAGCTCAAGAATTATCTGCAAATGACGGGGTTAGAAATACAACTTATGGAATTAGGTCAACAACATTTACTATAAACAGATTTTTGCAACAGATAAGAGATTGGTTGTTGCAAGAAGTACCTGCACAAGATGAAAATGGAAATGCCATAATGACAAAGAACTTGTATCTTATTAAAAATCTTGCACTTCTAAAAGAGCTGGCTTTATATAATGACAAAGGAAACTTTGATAGAATTTCTGCACTTGGAATGCTTATGTTAGGTAGAGAAGAGAAGATAACAATAACTGGTGGAAATTTTGGAAGTGTTGAAAAGCATGATAATTACAAGGAAGATAAATTTATAAGTCAATGTCTTAATGGTGGGAGAAAAAGATTTAAGAGCAATTTCAGTGGTTTTGAAAGATATTCAGAGGAAGAAGTTAAGAGAATATTAAATATTGATTCTAAATTAAAATTGTATCATTTTAAATGATTTATATTTGTAGATAAAATTTCTACTATTGTAGATTGCTATTGTAGATTAGATAAAAAATTTTTGCTATGGATGACGCTAAAAATATGATGTCAGGCTTTCCTGCTCAAGCAATTTCTTATAAAAAGAAAACTAAAGAGTGGAGAAAAAAGGTTATAGATTGGTGTGATAACAAGTGTTCATTTGATAACACATATATACGTTCTTCTGTATTTCATAAAAAAATTAACTATGACCTTTTAAATGGAGTTGTTCATGTTGATGATATGCAACTTGTTCTAAATCCAGAAGGTCTTGATATGTCTTACATTCCAGAAGATATTCAGCATTATCCAATAATGAATGCAACTTTAGGAGTGTTGGGTGGAGAAGAGCTTGCGAGAGTTGTTGACTATAGAGTTGTTGTTACAAATCCTTTGGCTATATCTGAAATAGAAAAAGAGAAAACAGAAGAGATAAGAAAAAAGCTTCAAGAGCTTGCTGAAAATCAAGATATTAGTGATGAAGAGGCACAACAGCAAGCAAGTGAAATAGAACAATATTACAATTATGAATGGCAGGATTTGAGAGAAGCAAGGGCTAATGCTTTGTTTAATCATTATTGGAAAGAGCAGAATTTCCCTATTATCTTTCAGAAAGGATTTAAAGATGTTGAAGCTGTTGGTGAAGAGATTTATAGATGTTCAATAAAATGTGGAGAGCCTGTTCTTGAAAGACTTGACCCAATGAAAATTAGAATAATAAGGTCTGGTTCTTCTTCAAGAGTTGAAGATGCTGATATTGTTGTTTATGAAGATTATTGGAGTATAGGTAAGGTGATTGATGTATTTTCTGATGGCAGTGAAGATGGATTGACAGAAAAAGATGTTAAAAAACTTACTGATATTGCACAACATAAGAGTGGAGTTGTGACCAACTCTTTTGGAATGGTTGATGAAACACAAACTCCAATGGCTGAATATCTATCTGCAAAAGAGTATCTTGAAGATGAGATAGATTATAAAAAATCTCTATCTCCTTATGATTCAGAAGGTAATGTAAAAGTTCTTGAATGTTATTGGAAATCACTCAGAAAAATTAAACAAGTTAAATCATATAATCTTGAAACTGGACAAGAGGAATATAATTTCTATACTGAAGATTATGTGATTGATGAGGAAAGAGGTGAGGAAGAAACAATATTCTGGGTTAATGAAGCTTGGCATGGAGTTAAGATAGGTGATGATATTTATGTTAAAATGGGGCCATGTGAGATTCAATATTCAAGAATGAGTAATCCTTCAGTTTGCCATTTTGGAATAATTGGAACTATATATAACACTACTGATGAACAGCCATATAGTTTGGTTGATATGATGAAACCATATAATTATCTGTATGATGTTCTTAAAGACAGGTTGAATAAGATTACCAATCATAATATGGGTAAACTTGTAAGACTTGATTTTGCATATAAGCCAGATGGATATGAGTGGTCAGATATTGTTACTATAGCCAAACAAAGTGGAGTGTGGTTGCAAGATTCATTTAATGAAGCATCAAAGGGTAATCATCAAGGTATAATGGCTGGAGCAATGAACAGCAATACTAATGGTGTTATTGATGCGGAATATGGCAATAGTATTCAATATATGCAACAATTGCTTGAATACATTAAAAATGAAATGCAGTCTGTTATTGGCGTGACACCACAAAGATTAGGTGAAGTGCAAAATAGAGAAACTGTAGGTGGTGTTGAAAGAGCCACATTGCAATCTTCTCACTCAACGGAATATTGGTTTGCGCAACATGAAGATACTATCAAAAGAGT